GCCATGACCGACAACATCACCCTGCCCCGCGCTGTGGTTGAGGAAGTGCGGTCGGCAATACGAGGGTTTTACAACAAATATAGTGACGAGGCAGTGCATGAAGATGCCGGTCGCGCTATCGCCGCCCTCGACGCCGCGCTCGCGGAGCCGGACGCCATCGCTCGAGCGGTCGAGGCCGAGCGGGAGGCGTGTGCGCGGGTGTGTCACGAAGTTGCGTGTGGCCCTTCAATGATGATTGAGGAACGGCACACGGCGAAGGAGTGTGAGCGAAAAATCCGTGCGAGGGGGAGCAAATGAACGACCTGATCAACTATCTGCTCATCATCGTGCTAGGCGTCTATGGCATCATCGGCCTGATCGCTTTGCTGCTGCTGCTGTATTACATCATCCGGGGTGAACGATGAGCGCAAGCCAACGCAGGAAGGGCGCAGCCGGCGAACGCGAGCTCGCGCATCTGCTGACCGAGCAGCTAGGGTGGGTGGTCTCGAGGAACCTCGCGCAGGCCCGGGACGGCGGCGACGACCTGACCATCGCGCAGTTCCGGGTCGAGGTGAAGCGCCGCAAGGCCATCGCGGTCCACCAGTTCATGGACCAGGCCGCCGCAGCCGCCGGCACCGGGGAAGTCCCGGTGGTCGCCATGCGGGGCGACGGGCAGGGGTGGCTAGTCATGTTCCGGCTCGAGGATGCGGTGCCGCTGATCCGCGAGGCATTGCCCGACCGGTAGGGGCGGGCTATCATCAGGGCATGAGCGCCGACGACGGCATCCGGTTCGCCCGCTGCCTCAACTGCAACAGCTCCGGCTGGGTGGCGGACGGCATGGGCGACTGGATTCGATGCCACGAGTGCAACCGACCCGCACCGCCCAAGGCCAGCGCGACCGTGTTGACATTCGCGCGCGGGGCGCTGGTCCGGCGACCGGCAGTTGACAGCAGGGAGACCCCCGATGGCGAATAGACCCGGCCTGTACGCGAACATCTGGGCCAAGCGCAAGCGGATCGCGGAAGGGTCCGGCGAGAAGATGCGGAAACCCGGCAGCCCCGGCGCGCCGACCGCGAAGGCATTCCGGGAGTCGATGAAGACCGCGCTCGGGCGCAAGTGATGGCGAAGGCGCAGCTGCTGGGCGACAACGGCGACCTCGAGGGGGAAGACCCGTTCGACCTGCGCCGCCGCCGGGGAGGCCGCCTAAGCCTCGGTGGAGCCGCCGGCAGGGTGCCGCGGCTCGCCCCTAGGGCTACCGCCGGAGTCGCCGCAGCGGGCCTCGGAGGGCCGCAGCCGACCCCGTCGCCGGGTAGACCGGGCGGACCCGGGGGCAGACCACCGTCCGACCGTGGAGACGTGAACCTGGTATGAAGACCCCGGCATGGCAGCGCAAGGCAGGGCAGAACCCGAAGGGCGGTCTCAACGAGGCCGGTCGCCGATCCGCCAAGGCCGAGGGCATGAACCTCAAGGCCCCGGTCAAGTCCGGCGACAACCCCCGCCGCGCCAGTTTCCTCGCCCGGATGGGCAACATGCCCGGACCCATGGTCGGGAAGGACGGCAAACCCACCCGCCTCGCGCTCGCGCTGCGGGCATGGGGAGCCAGCTCCAAGGAAGACGCCAAGGCCAAGGCTCGGGCAATCAGCAACCGCAACAAGGGGAAGTGACCATGCCGCTCATGCAGGGATACGGGAAGAAGACCATCAGCCGCAACATCTCGACCGAGGTCCGCGCCGGCCGACCCCAGAAGCAGGCGGTCGCCATCGCCATGAACACCGCCCGCCAGTCCGCCAAGAAGGCCGGCAAGGGCGCCGCCGCCCGACGCTTGATGGCGAAGTGATGCCAGACAGGACGGAACAGGTCAGGGCGGTCCTCGCGCTGATCGAGGACGGCATGTCGGAGAACGCCGCCTGTCTGCAGGTCGGCATCAATCGGGCGACCTTCCGAGCCGCGGCGCTGAAGGTAACAGCTGGTGACAGTTACGCGCGCGCATTGGAAGCATTGGCGCAGGATCAGGTCGAGAAAGCCGAGCAGGTCATCGAGGACATGCGGAACGGCGTCATCGACGCGCAGCAGGCCCGGGTCGAGCTCGATGCCCGCAAGTGGTTCGCCTCCAAGTTCCTGCCCAAGCGGTACGGCGACAAGGCCGAGGTCGAGCATTCGGGCAGCGTCGGCCTGACGGTCAACGTCGTGCGGTTCACCGATGCCGATCCACCTGCCGGCTAACGGCTGGAGGCCGCGCCACTACCAGATGCCCGCATGGTCGGCGCTCGAGCGCGGCTGCAAGCGGCTCGCGCTCGCGTGGCACCGCAGATCCGGCAAGGACGACCTGTCCCTGCACTGGGCGGCGGTCAGCGCCATGACCCGGGTGGGTGGCATCTGGCACATGCTCCCGCAGGCCAATCAGTCGCGTAAGGCCATCTGGGACGCGGTGGACCCGCACACTGGTCGGCGCCGCATCGACGCCGCCTTCCCGCCTGAGCTGCGGGAGACCACCCGCGAGCAGGACATGTTCCTGCGGTTCAAGAACGGCAGCACCTGGCAGGTGGTCGGCAGCGACAACTACAACAGCCTGATCGGCTCGCCGCCCATGGGGGTGGTGTTCTCTGAGTACGCGCTCGCCGACCCCAACGCATGGGCCTTCCTGCGCCCCATCCTCGCGGAGAACAACGGCTGGGCCATCTTCATCAGCACCCCGCGTGGCCGGAACCACTTCGCCAGGATGGTGGACTACGCCCGGAAGGACCGCGACTGGTTCGGGCAGGTGCTGACGGTTGAGGACACAGGCGCGATCCCGATCGAGACCATCCGACGCGAGCGCAAGGAGCTGAAGGTCGAGCGCGGCGACAAGGAAGCCGAGGCCATCATCCGGCAGGAGTATTACTGCGACTTCGATGCCGACATCCCCGGCTCATACTACGGCGATGCCATCCTCAAGGCCGAGCAGGACGGGCGGGTCGGCCCCTTCCCGCACGTGGTCGGCCAACCGGTCGGCACCGCATGGGACATCGGCATCGGCGACTCTACGGTCATCTGGTTCTACCAGTTCGTCGGCCACAAGATCCGCATCATCAACGTCCTCGAGGGGTCGGGCGTCGGTCTGGACTGGTATGCCAAGAAGCTCCTGGCCATGGACTACGTCTACGGCGACCATATCTGGCCGCACGACGGGGCGGTGAAGGAGTGGGGCAGCGGCAAGTCCCGGCTCGAGACCGCCGCCGGCTACGGCCTGAAGCCGCGGGTCCTCGAGGCCGACTCCGTTGACGATGGCATCAACGCGGTGCGCCAGATGCTGCCGACGGTTGAGTGGAACGCGAACCCGGACACGTTCCCCGGCGAGGAGCCGGAGGATGCCAAGGCCAGGATGTCGCGCGCGATGGATGCCATCCGGCAGTACCGCCGGGAGTATGACGAGCGGCTCCAGCGGTTCAAGGATCGCCCGCTGCATGACTGGTCGAGCCACCACGCCGATGCCCTGCGCTACCTCGCCAAGGGGCGGCGCCCGTTCCGCGGCACGAGCCAGCGGGCAAGGCCCGGGGCGGCAGTAGCGGACTACTCAATCCTCGGCTAGACTCGCCGCAACCACGACCGCGAGGTGCGTTATGTCCGGCCTGTTCAAACCCAAGATGCCGAAGGTCGAGCCGCCTCCCCCGCCGCCCGAGACCGACGTGGCGAAGCAGCGCGAGATCGAGTCCACCCGGATGCGCCGCCGTCGCGGGCGCGCCGCCACGATGATGTCCACCCCTGAGACCCGGATGCAGGGCGGGGTCGGTGCCACCCGGCTGCTGGGCGGCGGCATGTAATGGCGACGAAGAAGATCAGCCAGTTCGACAGTCTGGCGCAGACCGACCTCGACTCGCCGGTCGACGTCGTGCCGATTGTCGATGTCGGCGCAGGTGAGACCAAGAAAGTCACGGCCAAGGCGCTGGCAGGCGCTGCGGTCGGGGACTTGGTGAACGTTTGGAACAACGTTGCCACGACCTTCTCGGCCATCAAGATGGACGTCACCGACACGGCCAGTGCTGCCGGGTCGATGCTGCTCAACCTGCTCGTCGGCGGAGCTGCCCGGTTCCAGGTGACCAAGGCCGGTGCGGTAACGGCGGCGAGTTCCATCCGCTCAACCTCGGCCTCTGGCGGTCTGGGGTACGCGACCGGCGCGGGTGGAGTGGTCACGCAAGCAACTTCACGCACGACCGGGGTGACGTTGAACGCCATCTGCGGGCAAATCACGCTCTTTGCTGCGTCGATCTCCGGTCACGAGGCTGACCAGTTCGTGCTGACGAACAGCGCCATCGAGGCCGGTGACGTGGTGGTGACGAGCATCAAGTCCGGCCTGACGGCTGGAACGGCCAAGTATTACAACGTCCAGGTGGTCGCGGTCAGCGCCGGTCAATGCACCATCTCGGTCGGCAACATCGACAATGGCACGGTCCCATCAGCCGGGACCGATACGCCTGTCATCACGTTCGCAGTCATCAAGGCCGTTGCGGCCTAATCGGAGACAGATATGGCGACAGGCATCAGACTCGCAACGAATGCCAGCGCGACTGGCGCGTGGTTCCAATGGCCGGGTGGCCGCGGTGAGTTCCGGGTGGAAGGCACCTTCCCCGGCACCGTCAAGCTCGAGTGCAAGGGTCCGAATGGCACCGCGCAGGATGTCGGCATCGACACGACCCTGACCGCTGCCGGCGGCGGCATCTTCGAGCTCGGGGCCGGCGAGATCCGCTGCAACATCGCCACCGCGACCGCCGTCTTCGCCGTCGCGCTCCGCATCCCCGCGCCGGGGTTCTGATGCGTACGTGGCCGCGCACGGCCGAGCGCACCGCCGACCGGACGCTGCGGCGTGACGGGACCGGCAATGACCAACCGGTCGGCAACCTCGTGACCGAGGCGGGTGACAACCTGACCCTCGAGAACGGCTACTTCCTGCTCTGGGAGTGACCATGGCTGACTCACGCGCAACCGAAGTGCTGGAGGACTACGATCGCCTGAAGGGCGCGCGTGGGACATGGGAGCAGCACTGGCAGGAGGTGGCCGAGCGGGTCTGGCCGAGCATGGCCGAGATGACCGGCTGGCGCACCCCGGGTGAGAAGCGGTCGGAGAAGATCTTCGACTCGACCGCGCAGCGCGCCCTGCCCCGGTTCGCAGCCGCGATGGATTCGATGCTGACCCCGGCCACGCAGGTCTGGCACGGTCTGCACACCGGCATCCCCGAGCTCGACGAGAACGTGGCGGTGCAGCGGTGGTGCGATGCCCTGCGCGATGTCCTGTTCCGCCAGCGGTATGCGCCGACCGCCAACTTCGCCTCGCAGGCGTTTGAGTGCTACATGAGCCTCGGGTCGTTCGGCACCTCGTGCCTGTTCATCGACGAGATCCCGGGCGTGACGCTGTC